ATCGCCTAAAATCCCGGCGCTTGCCGCCGCCGTGGTGGTTTCTATGTAGCTAGTTGCTACGAGGCCAGCCTCGAGTTGCATTGCAAAAATATATGCGTTTGCACCAGCTGCTACCGAGCCGCTAAAGATTGTGGATGAAGCGGATAAACCAACATCAATGAGGTTGTTTGTCATTGATGAAGCATTAAAAGCATATACCAATCTATACCATCCGCTTCCTACTGAATCAATCCTTACTTCTACTTGAGTAGCGTCATTAGGCGCATAGCTTACTGAACCATTTTGTATATCAAAAGTAGCGTGTTTGTTTGTTGCTATTTGACGAATATAGATGTATTGGTGGTTCGTGTATTTTGCGTAAATGCTTATTACTTGAACTTGATTTGCCGCAATTGCATTTGATACACGCAACCTAGATTCTGTACCTATACCACTTGCGGTTATCGTTGATGCGTTTACCACACCATCAATAGGGTTTGCCGCAGTATTCGGTGTTATAGATACATTACCCTTCGCATAGTATGCATTTGTGAAAGTGTTACTATATAGGTTGTAATTCTCCCTACCCTTTTCAATAAGCCCCGCACTATTCACACGGGTAGCCGGTGAAGCGCCCGAACCGTCACGGGAAAAGGTGAAGTCGCCGTCGCCGGTTGTGGGCTTAATGCTGTATAATTTGTCGTCTTTGTAGCCGCTTGGTATCATTACCAAACTTGCTTTATCATATAAGCTCATTATCCTATATCGTTTATTGCGTTAATCAAACAAAGTTCAGCTTCAAAGATTCCACCATCAGCTAATACTCTCGCTTGGAAAGCCTGTGTATCTCCTTGACCTTCATACACATTACCCCAACCTATGGTGTTATCCGTATTCCCCCACCAAGTGGTCTCGTAGATTTTACCCCAATTTATCGTATTAGCCATTGTTTTCTAATTTTTTTACGAGCCTTTTCAGTCTCTTTAAGTTAATGTCTTTAGGTTGGTATCGTTTAGAGCTGCCAACCGTTGAAGACTGCATCTTTGTCGGGTGAGATGTCATCATTGTTATTCGTGTAGTATTCTGGATATGTGTTTTGATTGAAAGACATAAAGTCAATAAACCTACGAGTGTAGTGTTCCGCAATATCTCTATGCTTATTAGTCAAGAAATCTACTTCCTCTTTCTCCATCGCAATACTATTCTCTGCCGTGTGCTTATATGCACCTCCATTACCGATAGTGTAGGCAGCGTGAGGCAAGTATTCTACTAATGCCCAATGAATCAACATCGGCTGTACATAGTCATCCAATAGCGTAGCATAAGCCACAGGAAGCGTATCAGTAATAATATAATTACGTAGACTATCGTATAACTTAGTACCCAAGTAGTTTTGGATATGTATCTCTTGAGCAATCTCTATGAATTGTAGAAACTTATCACTATCAATATTGCCCGAAAGCACGCTATTGCGTACTAAATCATCTCTACGGATAAATAGAACTTTTGCCATTATTTCTTATTATTTGGGTGTCTCCCTTGTCTCGGCATATCAATAGGTGCTACTGCTACTTCCTTTGGGTTTTTAGGTAGCTTGAACCCTGCTCGTACCGCTTGGTTAACATTCACATAGTTTGTACCTCGTAGTGCATCACCACCGTAAGGTTCTCCGTTCTTCTTTAACTTCTTCTTGTAGATTCTACGCTCCCATCTATGGTAGCAGTTTACACCGCCCTTGTACTTAAATAGAGAGTAGTTTCTACCCTTATGTCCGAACTTTTTGTTCACACCTCTTGCACTCATCATACCGATGTCTTCCTTGCGGTACAACTTACCTTGTGATAGCATTGTCTTGCAGAAGGTACGAGAACTGCCTTTAGCAGTCTTTTTAGTACCCTTAACATACTTATACCTCACTTTGTAGATTTCGCCGTCTTGTGTGCTATCCTGCTTCGCTGATAACTCCGTTAAACCGTTGAGGTAGTCCTCTACATTGAAGTCATCTGGTTCTTCGTCTCCTACGATTTCTGCATCAACGAGTTCGTAGCCCTCCGGCTCATCCTCACCCAAGTCAGCCAATGCATCTAACATCTCGTGGGCTAACTTGTCATCAAGAAAAGGGCGGCTGTCCTCGCTTAGTTGCTCTTCAGCTTTTATAGGTACGCAATTAGGTACTTTCTTGCCGTCTTTCATCTTCATACCTATCTGCTCATAGCCCTCTTGACAAGGGTCATCAGCATCTTTCAACTCATCCTTGCACCCACAATCGCTGCTCAACTCTTCCTTTGTTTCTTCTGGAATATCTGCTTGTAGCTCCAATGGTTGTAGTGTCTTAAAGTAGACATTCAATGAAGCACCATTCACCGCAAGGATGTCATCAATAGCATCAAGAATCATCTCTTGGATAGGGCGTACAACGGTGTTGTGGAATAGCAAACTTGCCGTCTTCAACTCGTCAGCATTGTTACCCAACCCTGTATTGTCCTTGATACCCATCAACATCGGAGAAGTAACTCGGTGGGCTACCATCAACTTACGCATACTCTCATCCGCCAAGAACTGGTATTGCTCACTTGCATCACTTAATTGTACTGGCTCAATAGAGGCAGCCATCTCTTTGTTATCATTGAACGCTAAGATGAACTTACCAGAGTTAGAAGAACCGCTAAACTTCTGAATGATTCTACGCTCAATAAGCTCACGCTCTTCTTCAGTTGGTACACCATTGTTGAAGTTAATCAACATTGACGGACTCAATCCGTTCTTAATGTTGTTAATGTGGTAGTTAGCTACCTCTTCTTCTAGTTCAGCGTAAGGTAAACCCCCTTGATAGTCTACAGGTGAGTAGTAGTAGAATCCACTTCTGTAAGGCTTGATGCAATAAATCTCTAAGCCATCGCTTTTCTCACCGTGTCCAAACGCAGGAATGCGTACAGGCTCATAGCCTCTTTTACGAATCTTTGTCCAATCCTTTGAGTAGTAGTAGCCACACACCTCACCGTCTTCATTCATCTTCTCCATACGGAGAGTTTCAATAGGCATATGCTCTACTTGTACAATCTTTGTCTTGTCCTTGTTGTAGATGATTTGCATTGCCGCTTGACCCATCGCCTTGAGGTCAAAGGTAATCTTACGCATACAAGTACGAGAGAACAATGATTTCATCATTGCAAACTCGTCTGGCTTACGAGAGGCATCCGTAGCATACAAGCCCTTGCCGTAGATAAGCTCGGTCATACCATTGATAATGGCATTGTTTGTAGCACTACCATTGTACCTGTCAATAAGGTATTGGAAGTAGTTATTGTCCTCACCATAGGCTACCCACTCTTTACGATTGTCTTCAACCACTTGGGGAGTAGTGTGCGATGCGAGGTTTACGATTCGTATATTACTCATCGGTAAATGTATTGATTATCATTATCAGTATCTTCATAGTAAGTGAACTCACCATTATTGATACTAAACTTCTCTAAGTCTGTTTGATTCGTGCAGTACACCTTTCCTCGATAAATTTCATTACCATCAGAATAAATCCTAACGCTATAGTACCTTCCCTCTACTACTTCTCCTAAAAAAATCTCCGAGTAATTTCCGGATTGAGATGCGTAGGTGTTAAAGGTTGTGGATACATTTGTCTCCTCGTCAGTAATCTTAACTGAAACTACTACAGCCGAAACTCTAGGAGCAAAGTATATCTTAGTGTTTGTTGTACTTACAATGTGCATAATAGGTTAACCACATATATAGCTAAGTGTTATACAAAAGAAAAGGGCAGCTCCGAAGAACTACCCTATCCAAACCAAAACACCTATGTCGTAGGTATTACAAAGATACTAATTTATCACGAAGTTACAATAGTATCAGTAGCAGAAGTCATACCCGCAAATGGGTCTCCATCAGCCGCTCCGCTAATAAAGTTAGCAGGAGTACGCTCCATAGCATTAAAGGTAAGAGTGTAACCACTCATATCACCCATAGCTGCACCTGAAGCAATAGTACCACCTGTTACATCCGCACCGTGTTCACGACCTACCAAGTAAGCGTTGCCGTTGTAGTCCTCTACAATAATGTGAGGTCTTCCGTAAGCCAACAGCTTCAACTCGTTGTTATCCTCTTTGCTCAACTGTGGCAAAGAAAGAGTAACCGCTTGGTCAAAGAATACCGTTCCGTTTTCACGAGAGGCGTTAATCGTTTGCTCTACACTTGATGTGCCTTTCAGCTCATATTTGTAGGCAGAGAATGTTCCTGTCATATCAGTCACCTCATCCGCAGATAGAGTAAGTGTACCCAAGTCACCAAAGTCTACGAAGTAAACCGCCTTAAGACCACCTACCGACTCTCTACAAGGTAATGCACGACCTTTTGTTAAATCACAAGCCATATTATTCTTTTTTATAAAAAAGGGCAGACAAGCAT